CTGATCCTTGCCGTGGCCGATTGCACCGGGCATGGAGTTCCCGGGGCCTTCATGAGCATTCTGGGGATCACCTTTCTGAATGAGATCGTCAGCAAAATGGATCCCCCGGGGCCAGGCAGCATATTGAATGAACTCCGGGAACTGGTCATCCAAGCGCTCGGTCAGACCGGGAAAAGAGTCAGCCTCAGCAGATTCTCCATAGATGAACGCCTCCGCCATGGTCTGCGTGAGACCCTGGAGAAACCCTTTGTCCTCATCCTTGCGAAACTTTGCCTGATTTGTGTTAAGCCTCACCATGTCGACCGGTACGTTACTGTAACTCTTCAGATACCCAATCTGTTCGGTTATCTGACGGGTTTCGCTTTTCTCTGGAGTTACAAACCCTCCGATCTTGGTCCACTTGCCGGAAGGCAGAAGTTTTCGTGCAGTAGATACGTGATGGGTGATGTTGTTCGCCTCTTCAAATATGAGATCCTCAAGTATCTCATTATCCTCTTCCAGGACCTCTGCTATCTCGGCAAGGTTCCCTTTCGGGTCCAGCCGCTTGGCAAGAGATGCCAGGGAAAGTTCATTAGTAGCCATTTCAGCTACCTCCTATCCAAATTTAGTGTTGGGATACCAGGTATCCTCAACCTTGCCAGCTTCTCCTCCACCGACAAGTGAGTCTTCCCCGATCATGTCCGCAATAGAAAGAAATGCGTCTACCACAATCGGATCATCCCCGAGACCGGTCTCATCGAGTACCTTCCCGAGCTCCTGATTTCCTACCTGCAGATAGGCCCGGTATGCCTTCTCAACAACCTCACTGAGGTTATCCCCATATTTTGTTTTGAGGGCCTCAATTCGCTTCTGTTTTTCAGCTTCCACCTTCGCTTTCTGCTCAGCTGCTTGCTTATCGGCTTGCTCCTGTTTTGACTTCTCCTCCGTCTCTGCATTGGAGACAATCCCCTGGAGCTCATTCACCGAATGCTCCAACAGCTGTTTTGCCTGGTACTGAGTCAACCCAAGCTTATGTGCCAGTTCACGAAACTCTTTCAGTTCAAGCTCATCAATACCTGCAATACCGTCGGTCTTAATTTCTGCGAAATCGTATCCGTCCGGTCCTTCCGGCCTGCCAAGCTTGCCATAGAAATCATTCCATCCGTCCTGGTCGTCCTCCCCCGGTAGTTCCACCAACCTGTCGGCTTTCCCCGCATAATCAAGATACGCTTTCGCCAGTTCATCGGGTTTTCCAAAACCGGTCAAGCGATCATCTTTCTGCAGGTCTCCAGATAGCTGATAAATCCATTTGGGTGTTTCGTTCGTAGCAGTAGTCTCAGATCCGGTGGCTACGGTCTCTCCGCTTGCAGTCGCCTCTCCGTTCCCCCCTGCCGCTACATCCGTAGTAGGATCATCCCCAGTGTTCTGAGGGTCCTGTGTTATGCCAATCATTCAATAAACTCCTTCTCTATTGTTTCTCTCTGCAGGTTCAGGTCATATGGCGTCACCCGCAATAATTTCCGTGTAATATCTTCTGCGTTTTGCTCATGCAATACCCCGAGTAATTCCAGTAACCGCACTGCATAATTTCTCAGAGCAACCGCTTTCTCATCCTGGGATACATCGAAAAATCCCAGATCCGTGAGTATATAAGTAAGCACCTCCGGGCCATATCCATCCAGAAAAACCTGCAGATACTTCGCCCGAATCTGCTCCTCATCCTGCATTATTGGCCTTCCCCACCGAATCATGCCTGACCCCCTTTGATCGCTTTACGCAGCTGATCTCCGAGCTCTTCCATGGGTCCTCCCGCGGGAGCATCCTTGTCCAGGGGATATTTGTCGATAAGTTGCTGCTGCTGTGCCTGGGCCATCGCCTGCTGCTGTTGCATTGCTTTCTGCTGTCGCAGCTGGGCAACCTCCGTCTTGTCCCTGACTATTTTCTGTGGCATCCCGTATGCCCTCATAATCTCCAGGGCAAGCTGGTCCCAATTGATAAGATCAGCAATCTGTGGATTCATCTGCATAAGTGGAGCAACTGCGTTCATGCTCTGCGTCGCTCCCTGGGTGACATGAAATTTCTTCTGTGCCTGCGCCAGGGGCCCCAGGTAATCCACCTCTATCCGTCCCCCATCCTGCTGCATTGCCTGTACAAAAGCCGGAGGTGGCGGCGGGAGCCTCTTCCCTCGCATCGCAATATCAAAAGTGAGATCGATAATCGGATCGAGAAACTCACTGCTTATCCGCCCGATCACCGTTCCCAGGACCGCAGCTTTTTCCGCCTGGCGTTCCATCA